GAAACGGTTGTAATCGTCCGGTTCGATGTGAAAGGTGATCGGCTTGTCGTTGATGTCCAAAGTGATGGTCTTTTTCATGATGCTCCTCCAAAAGGTTATGATGTTGCGATCGCCAGATAAACGAGACGGGCAATCAGACCGGTTGATACGGTCACGCTCCCCCACACAAGGCGCTCGAGGGTCTTTATTTTTTCCGTGTGACTCGCACAGCTTCGGGCGAGATTGATCTCGCGTATGTCGTCCTGAATAGACTTCACCCGCTCATCAATCCGCACGAGCAGCTCCTGCAGGTCTATTCGCTCCATTGCGGTCACTTTCGGGCCTCCATGAATTTGGTGAACAGCGGCATGAGATTCTTGACGGTCCGTTCGCCGAACAGGAAGCCCAGCACCAGAATATTCAGGGCGATGATCAGGATGCCTTCGGCGGTGAAATCGCCGGTGTCCAGTGTGAGCTTGACCTTCCAGGCATTGGAGAAGATCTGCCAGTCCACAAACAGGGTGAAATAGCCGAAGGTCGGGCGCATGCAGCCGCGCAGGAAAATGACCAGCGGACCGATGAGCGGGACCGTTTTCAGGTCCTTGGCCGTCCCTTCCAGTTCGGCAGCGCGGCGGGTCACTTCCTTGTCGGCCTCAACGGCCAGCTCGAGCAGTCCCTTTTCCCGTTGATATTCAGCTTCGCGGATCTTTGCCGACAGTTCGGCTTTTTCCTTGTCGCTCATGGACGGTGGAAAATAATCTTTCACGGTGTCCACGATGGTCGAGACCGTCCCGCCCGTTAAAAAGTCGGTGACTTTTGCAAAGAAGCCCATCAGGCACCTCCCGATGCATCGGAAATGCGGAGTTCAAACGCATCCTGGTCAGCGACGCCGAGCAGGAAGGTTCTGAACGTCTGGCCGGAGTTGAGCACGGCACGCTTGTGACGCAGAAACCCGAAATGCTTGCCCAGCAGGACACAGCCCATGGAATCATCTTCGACATTGCCGGGGTGAATCAGGATATGCGTCCGGTCGGGGACTCCGGTGATCTCAAAGGTGTTGCCGTACCTGGGCGAGTTCACGCGCTTGCAGCGGTACACGCCTTCCGGGATGCAGGAAATGTTTCGGGCGTTGTCCTTGTCTTCCGGTTCCAGCGTCACACAGAAAACCTTGCCGTCCAGTTTCAGGACGCCAAAGGTGCCGTCCAGCGATTTTTCCAAACGGATGAGTTCAGCTGTATTGATCATTGTTCCTCCTGTTGGGTCTGACAGGTGATGCAGAGTTCCACGCCGGGGATCGCCGCTCTGCGGGGGGCCGGGATGACGTCGCCGCAATCGGCGCACGTCTCCCGGCTGGGCTTGTTGGTCTTTTTCAGTCCGGCATTGGCAAGAGCCGCTTTCCGGGCGAGACATTCAAGGTTGCTTGCATCGTCACAGAAATCAGCCATGCCGTTGCTCCTAGATCAGGTCCCTGGTGGAAGATTCAGACAGATAGGGAACACCGTTGATGCGGATGAAATCCGGGCTGGTCACGTCAAAGGCCAGCTTGGTGATGTCCTTGTCGCCGCCATTGCTGTCGGCATCGAGCAGCGACTCGATCTTGAAAACGCAGCCAAAGGCTTCAACCTTCTTTTTCTCCCGTTTGGTCTCGGCGTGGAACACGCAGTCAAACGGCTGGTCGGCCAGGTCCTCAAAGCTCCCGGCGTTACGGGCTGCTTCAACAATGAGTTTGAATGCCGTGGCATCCAGGTCCATGGAGCCGGATGCCCCAACGTCACCGGACACGGTCCCGTCAGGAACGCCATGCGATTTGGCAACAGATCGGTTGTCCTCGATGTCCAGGGAGACTTTGTCGGCGTGAACCAGCAGGTCCCCCACATAAAAGTCGAAACTTTTTCCAGATATACGGCTCATGACGCCTCCTATTCAGTGTAATTGGTCAGATCCAGCATGATGTGACACTTGATTTCCTTGGGACAGTTGTAGGGGCGGGCGACCATGTAGATGGAGACCTTGGTCTTGGTGGCCCAGCTGATGACGATGTCGCCTTCCTTGGGAGGCTGCACTTCGCCGGGAAAGGTGATGCCCATTATCTCAACCGACTTGCTCATTTCGCGCAGGGGCCGCATGAAATACGATTCATGGTAGCTAATTGATGCGGGGGTGGAGTTGAGCTTGCGGTCGGCGACCTTGGCGATAGCCAGGGCGCGTACCTTGCGCATGGCTTTGTGGGTGACGCGCAGATTCTCGATGACCTGAAAGTCACCGCCCGGAACGTCAAGCACGTTGCCGTCGCCAAAATAGACACCCGGATAATCGGGATACCACTGCGGAACCGACCAGCGCCCGGTGTCCAGTGCTTTGAGCTGGGCCATGGACACTTCGACGTCGGCATTGTCCACCGGCTTGATCGACCGGACGCCGACCACAGGGCCGGTCTCCACGCGCATGGGGGAATCCGCAACCGTTACGGCACGGTTGCAGAGGCGTCCGCAGTATACGCCCTGGTCATCATCCCAGATGGTGGCAACCGGGTTGACCTGGTCAGCCGCGATACCATTCAGGATGGCATTGCGGGAGGAAACGAAATCAGGCCAGGATTCGGTCAGCGGATCAATGGCCGCACAGGTGGGGATGAAAATGATGGGACGACCATACTGGCCTTCAATTTCAACGGCCTTGGCCTGCATGCTCTCAATGTCTGCAGCGGAAGCAACAGCATCCGTGAGGACAAACGCCTCGCAGGACATCTGCGTCATAATATAGTCGACAGCCACATCCCAGGTTGCAACACCGTCAAGGGGATACACGGCGGCAAACCAGTTTTCCCCGGCATTCTTTCGAGCAGCATCGAGCTGTGTTTTCAGATTGCTGTCGGCAGAGCCAAGAGCAACGTCCAGGTCTGTGTCGTTGCTCACGGACAGCAGCTTGCCTTCATTGGTACCGGCTCCAAGCCCGACATAGATGAAGAATCGTTCGACATCAGCAATGTCGCCCTGTTTCAAATTCTCTTTGTTGACATCAACACTTCCGAGCGCCATGACGGACTCCTATAGTTAACGGTTGCGTATTTGGGACAACGCCGCTCTGGCGAGGTCGTCTAGAAATTTGTGTTCGGTCCCCGGCTTGGGGCCGAGAAAGGGCCGGGCGGTCGGCTTCACTTCCCAGCGCTGTTTGCCGCGCCTGGTCTTGTCGCGCATCTGTCGGAGAATGATGCCAGCCTGACCAACGGTAAGGTTCTGCATGATCCACTTCATGGAAACGCGGCGAAGCGTGCATCCCTTGCCGCGCTTTTTTTTGACGCGAAGCCGGTAGCCTTCCGCTTTCAATGCTCTGGCTTGTCCCCTGGTGGCGGGGTTGTCGTAATCCGGCTTGCCGTACACCTTCTCGGCTTTGGGAGCGGTCCATTGTTCGGGTATCCCGCGCTGATGCCGGTCCGCGATTTTGGCGGTCATCCCATTGGCCCAGGTCAGGTCAACACGGTTGGGGCCCCGCATAAAAGGTTTCAGCCCTTTGCCCATCTTCCGCAGAAGTTTGCGCTTGGTGCGTGTCCCTTTGCGTTCAGCCATGGATCGGCCATGGATAGTGCGTTGCCGCCTGATATTCTGCTTGGCGTCCTTGATGATGGATCGCCCCATCCGCATGGTGATATTGCGGCGGGTCCGATGCGGCAGAGAGACAATGTCCAGCTGCTCATATAGCCGCATGCGTCCGCGTGGATCGGTGTCAAGCTGGAACGGCTGGTTAGCCATTGGCTTCCTCGCTCTGCCTTGCGACCTTGTCCACGCCTTCAGCCACGTCTATGGGGACATCGGCAACCGTCCACATCTGGCCGTTGTAGGGGATGGATCCACTTTCATCAGGGATGAGCTGCAGGCTCTCCTCGAACTCGATCAACAACTCGACGTCAGCGGTGCCGTCACCGTTGAGGCTGATGTCAATGTCCGGGTCGGCCAAACCGTCCCTTTCCCGGTCGGCATCATTGTCAGCGAGCCAGGCAGGAATAAAAACGAGCAGGGTATAGCTGTCCCGATCCGGGAGGTTCTCAATTTGAATGTGCGCGTCATACTTCAGCTTCGCCACTTCGATTCCATGCCCGAGATCCTTGCCGGTGAAGAAGTATGCGCCCTGGTCAACGGCTGAATAGTCGGAATCCTTGAAGGCTCCGGCATCCTGCAGGGCGGTAGTCAGTGCTTTGAGTTTCTTCATAGCAACACCGCCGTAACCCGGCTCTTGCTCAGAATGTCGGATATGGCCTGTTGGGCGTACTCGTAAAATTTGCTTTCGGTTTCTTCGCTTTCCCTGGCCTCATTGGTGGCAGCTTCCCGGCGATCCACCGTGGGGTACTGCTGCAGGAGATATCCTTTGGCGTGGCTGTAGACAGCCCGTCGGTAATTGATGAGGTGCAGGGTCTCATTCCCCAGCCTCGACTCGCATGGGACATCCAAAAGTCCGGCAAACCCGGATGCGACCTGTCCAGCCTTCCAGCCCATGAGTTCCTTGTTCGCCCAGGCTGCGCCTATCTGCAGGCCGTCCACCAGTAATTCTTCGGCATACTCGGACGGCATCCGGTACCGCTTTTGGAAATCGGCAACAGAAAAGTCGGGCCACCAGCCGTCGTTCTGGACGATGGCGGTGGATTCTGCGGTGGTTTTGCCGGAAAAGCTCATGGTCTATCCTTTATTGGCTGCCCCCGTCGGTCTGCTGCCAGGCTATTGCCCGAACAGACCTTGGGGGCAGCGACGGGTTGGAGGAGCTAGGTTGCGCGTTCCTCGGTCTCTACTGCTGGCTTGGCGTCGTCCAGCTTTTTGGTTACTTCGGCCAGTACGGTCTTGACCGTCGCGCCGACCTTGACGCCCTTCTCGAAATTGTCCTTGGCGGTTTCGAGATTCCCGGCCTCGTATTCAATGAGACCTTTCAGCTTGAAATACTTGGCGCGAACTTCATCGTGCTGCGCCCAGGGATCAGTGCCGCTCGATGTGACAACGAGTTCATAGACTTCGCTGAAATACGGCTCGGAACTCAGCCCGTCCTTGAAATTCTGTTCAGCCCATTTATGGGTCAGGTCGGCAACAAGCGTCGGGATGTCTCGCCGGAAGTATTCTTCATCCGGCTGGATTCCCTGCTCCATGCAGTAATGGGCGACCTTCAGAGCCGGACCGATGAGACCGGCGTCAAGGCACCAGATCATGTGCCAGGGCAACAGGTCGTGCGCCCACCCCTTGTCCATGAGCCGGTCGACATACTCCTGAAATTCGGGAGTCAGCTTTTCCTTCTTGTGGGCGACCTTGTCGGATTTGGAGCGCAGGCTTTTCAGCCCCTTACGGGCCACGTCCAACGCATCGTCCAACAGCTTCATGAGCGTGGGCTTGTCCACGGCCCCCTTGGCTCCGGGGCCGGAATTGCCGACCGTAGCAGGGGGGGCGGCTTCGCCTTCTTCAACTCGTTTTTTCCATCGCAGTGCCAAACTCATATCGTTGCTCCTCCGGAGTGATTGGTGGGTGAGGGGGCAGCCAGGCCACCCCCTCTGTGCAAATTAAGGAAGATTAAACCCAGTTCTGGCCACCGTCGCGGGTGACCTTGATGTTGTCGTCCTTGAATTCCAGGGCCACGAACGCCTCGACGTCTTCCACGACGTAGCCTTCATTGAAGCTGTTGAAGTCTTCCACGCGGTCCTTGGACGGGTTGTCCTTCAGGTGGCGACGCCAGCTTCCCTTCTGCGTGTAGATGGACAGATTCTTGAGCGGAGTAACCACCAGACCCCGGCTGGGGAAATTGGACGGGGTCATCCAGGACAGGCCGCCGATGGTGGACATGGCAGACTTGGCGAGAACCTTGTTCTGCGGATCCATGCCGATGGCTTCCATGAGCTGCGTGTGCTCTTCGGAAACCAGCTCGTCGCCGACCAGGACAATGAGGTCTTTGCGCTTGTGGCGGGGGATCAGTCGTTTCATGTCGGAAACGGCATGGTCGAGGTTGGTGTAGTCGCCACC